CAACTGAACTACGGGAGTGAGTTCAGAAACTGCATATTCACCAAAAGCACCTCTACCAGTAGCACCTTCGCTTATAATATTTCCATACTGGTCAGCCTGGATATAAACCTCATGCAGGGTTCTTTCCTGATTCAAATAATCTTGTTGATTCTTATTCCATTGTGCCATAATTAATCAGTCCAAGTTAATCTTTCTGGTTGATATCTTTGTGAGTTTTTGATTTTTAAAGTGTTTGTGTTGTAAGAAGTTGGATAGAGTTGATGAACTATTGCTCCAGGATATTCGTCCTGAAGTTGTTCAGCGAGAGCATTCTTATCCATCATTTTACCCTCAACTTCTAATCTATACATCTTACCTTCCCATACCACATCGGCAATGAAAGATTCTCCAACTGGTTCTGATTGATTATCTGAACCATTAATATAAAGATTGCCGTTAAAATCGCCTGCAATATTAACGCTTTCTGAAATAAACTGATTAAAGGATTTCATTTTAGTTACAGTTCCAGCGACGGAGAGCTTTGTTGATTCTTGAATCTGGATCTCTTGCAGTTTCTGCAGATGTAAGTTTGTCTTTCATCCCAGACATACGACTACAAAAGTTTTTACGACGATTTGCTCTCTTACCACTTGGATTCTTTTCAGTTACTGCAGTTTGTAATTTAGAACCAGGATTTTCGCGGCGATATGCTTTAACTGCAGCAGGACTTAGACCATCAGTTTTATCTTTGCGATTTACTGACTGCCAATCTTCGGCAAATTCTTCCCTCCAGTTTGAATATAATTTTTTCTCACCAAGAAGTTTACTGCCAATTCCTTTACTTGGTTTTAAAGATTCTGGTTTAATAATATCAACAAATTCTGCATAATGATTACCATGTGCATCCTCAATCGAAATTGATTCTGGGACACAGTTTGGAACTTCTTTATCACCTTTCATTTTTGTTGGGGGATTTCCTAGTTTTTTCCCACTCCAACACTTACTTGCGCCAACATTTTTACGTGCCTTCTCAATTCCCTCTTCTATATCAGTTTCCTCAATATTTAAAGTTTTTGGGTATCCTTTTTCGCCTGGTTTTGCCGGTCTTTCTCCACGCTTTCTTTTGGCATGAATGTTATGCCAGAGACCTTTTTCTTCTTCATCAATGGCATTTGATTCTGAAACTTTATTATCACTTGACAAATATTCAGCAGCTGTTGTGATAAAGTCAGCAGCTCTTGTTATTTTTGATTGCACCCAAGCTGGAAGTTGCTGATCTGGTTTTTTAATAATTTCTCTTAATATTTCAATAGATTTTTCGATGGCATCTAATTCAATTTGAGCCATGTATCCTTCTTCATCTTTTATTTTTCCTGAAGCGATTTCTTTGTGATCTTCAGGAAGTAATTCCTCGTTTGCCGGATGAACTGTTGCAATATTGTACTTCATTTGATTTAATGATAAAGGCTCTCTAGCGTACCTTTCCCACATTGTAGGTCCATATGAACAATCTTCTTGGGTTTCAAATTTTCTGCATAACCTACAAAATTTGGTTTCACCAATTTGTTCAGTTTTTGGTGTTTTTTCTACTTTTTTTAATTTTGTATAATAATCTGGAAATTCATCAATATGTTGAAGTGCTGTAATTTTTGCAGAATTTGGATCTGTAGTATGCTCCCCTTCTACCTTTGTTCCCATTCGGACTTGCTTTTCAATAACTTTCAGGGAAACTTTATGTTTTTTGGCAAGTTCTTCTGGAGATTTATAAGATTTTACAGGGCCTTTGGGATCTCTCATCTACCTATTTTAATTTATTCTTTATTATTTAGAAAACCTTGTTTAAGTAATTTTGATAACTCGGAAGTTGATCCCACAAAAACCGCATTATTTGTAACGTTATTGGTTGTTTTTACAGACTGGTCTTCAACGTCTTTAACTTTTTTTTGCAGGTCTATAAGTTTATCAGTGACGTCTCCAACACTTTTTATAAGTTGACCGGCAACTTCATATGCTCTTGGAGATTCGCTTTCACCGGCAAGTTCCATAATTCCATTAATTGCCTCTTGCCCCTTTTCTATCAGTGAGTATAAATTTGCTCTAGTATACTCATAATCTTTTTTTATATCTTGTTTTGGTTCTTGTATTATGATACTTTCCTCACTTTTTTCTACTTTCACTATTTTACTTTCGATATTTAAAGCACTGTTAATTGATTCATAATTGTCTTTCATATTAATATCTTTTAAACATCAATTTGTCTAGGTGGACTATAACTTCTAGAATCTGTAAAGTCAGTTATTGTCTCATTAAATCCAAAATCATCATCAGGTCCTGCTGTAATTGGATCTGGAGTTAAAGTATATCTAACCTCACGTTTTGCATTAGCAGTATCTGTAGATGAATATACATCAACTTGAACTTTTTTAATCAACTCATCAGTAGTTGCAGAAATTGGACCGAATATATGCGTTTTAGCCATAAAATTTAATGTATATATTAAAATTCTTCTGGTCGAAAAATCACCCTCATAATCATCCTGAAAAGAAATATTTTCTAGGACAATTGGAATATCCTTTTTTTCCCCAATAGAATCTATTAAGTTAATCGTTATATTAAAAGCCGGTTGAAAAAATGGCAGTATTTGCTCAACAATTTGAAGAGCATCCTCATTCAATTTTGTCATTATATTTAATTGAAATCCAATATTATATGGAACTGGTAAAAATACTTTTTTAGATTGATTTCCATCATCTAAAACTTTAAAAGTTTGTGTTACTCCAGTTTTTCTAGACGCATCATATTGTAAAGAAGTCATCTCAAATGACATTCTTGGTAAGGTTATTTGAATTGATTTATTCAAATCCGGTTGCTGTTCAATTCTAGCAAGAAATTTTTGAGTTGGACCATATCCAAGAGGAACTTTTATGGAACTGATACTATCACCATCACCATCTTTATGGCGAATATAAATCTCATTAAATAAATTACCGAACCCTACAACTGTTTTTTTAATTATCTCGTGATAAAAATAAGTTCCTAGCATTAATACGACCCAAATGGATTTCTTTCAGAAAAATCTAAAATAGATAAGGCTTCTGTTTCTATTTCATCATTTTCTGAATATTTATCATAGACATCGAAGTCATTATATTTTTTAAGACTATAAACTGCAGATGAAGAAGATCCGACGATATTTTCTCCCAAAATAAAAGATTTATTTGTATCAATTCCAACAAAAGAAACTTTTAGTATCTTATTTGCAGACATCCATGATTTAACCCTTGCCTTTGTGCCAGATTTTGATCCGATTACTATTTCATTAAACTTATAAGTTCCAAATCCAACTATTGTTTCTGGTGGTGCAATTGTTATTATTGGTGTAAATGTATATCCAATGCCAGGATTACTAATTCTTATAGTTGCTATGCCAGAAGAAGTATTTAAAACACTCGTAAGTTTTGCTGTTATTGCAGCACCAACATTTGGCGATTGGACAGTAACGGTTGGATTTGTTGAATATCCAACCCCATTTATATTCATAAGTATAGATACAATTCCATATAGATTAGTTTCTATACTACAAGTTATTGCAGCTCCAATTCCTCCCCCACCGGATATAGTAACTTCTGGTGCTACAGTATATCCATATCCGGGACTTATGAAAAGTATTTCTTTTATGGAATCAGAACCAGATACTGATGTTGTTATTGCAACTGCTTGCGCCGTTCCTCCCGGCACTGGCGATTCTGTAAACGAAATTGATGGCGCACTTGAATAATCATATCCATCATTATTAATATAAATTGATCTAACATATCCAGTATTAATTACCGCAGTTGCACTAGCAGTGCTTCCAATTCCAGACAGTGACAGTGTGCTAATATATCCATGATCTTGAATAAGAGTATCTAATTCTTCTACAGATGTATCAATAACCTCATCTTCATATTCAAATAATTCACATTTTACCTCATAAACGTAAGTTTTTCCTAACTGATAAAATGGTTGTTCGTGCTCAACAAATTTAACTTCAAATAATCTTTTTCCTAAAGGAAAATAAATTAAATCTCCCTCTTTTGGTCTAGTAATTATTTCATAATCACCTTCATCACTATCTGTCAAAAATGGAGATATAAAATCTTCAAATCTTTCCCTTGAAATTATTAATGTAACCTCATCTCTTAAGCTCATTCCAAATTTTGTTAAAATATCTCCAGCCCCAGTATATCCATCATAATTTGAAATATAAGCTTCTAATAAAAAATTATCATCAAATTTTGATGAAGTAACCTCTTTAATAATTGTCTCTTTACGAACGAATCTTCTTGGAATGTAAGTAACTTCTATTCCATATATTTTAAGTTGTTCGTTAATTAAGTCCTGTACAAGTCTCTGTTCACTAGGAGATCCTTGTTGAAAAAAGGGATTTAGTGCCATTATTTACCCGATAAAATCGTAGGGAGGTAATTCATATTCTAATGTCATTCTCTGCTTAATATCTTCAAGTTCTCTTTCAGCATCTTCATACATTTGTCTACCGTTTAATTCAATTCCACCAGGTAATTTAACACCTTGAAATTTAATTAAATTTTGACCCCATTGTTTTTTAATTAATGCAGTTAAATATTTTTTCAAAAAACTATCATTATATACCTTTGTGAAGGCATTTGGATCTAGAGCTCTATAACAATCTATAACTATAAATTTTCCTGCTCTTTCGGAAGCCCAATCAATATCAATGTATAATCTATTTTGCCTCTTGTTAAATCTAATTTGTTTATCTGTTGTAAGTAAAAAGTCTATATCTTCCAAATAAGATTTGACCATGGCATATTGTAAAAGTTCAACCGAATTAAAATAATACAAATCATTCAAAAATAATTGATATTTAATACTAAACATTCCACCTGAAATGGAACTAGTATCAAATTTATATATTTTTTCTATACCAACTACCGAATCTGGTACTTGAATGTAATTTGAAGATTCATAAAAATTAAAGTTTTTTGTAACGCCATTAATCACACTTGATGAAGAAGTTGTTGTTATTCCAACTCCACCTGGAGAAATTCCTTTACCTCTATCAATATCTTCTTGGGTAATTTGATACTTGAGATACATTCTTTCAACGCCATCATAATGTCTTTCATAAAAATATTGAAGTGCATCATCAACTAGATCATCTACTTGATCTTCATCTACGTTTATTTCTAATACCGGAGCACCTAAACGCCTTAAACAATAGTCTATTAGTTCTTGTCGTGAGGCTGGTTTTGACATTTTTAATTTTGCGAAAATTCACTTTAAATCTTAAAAATATTTATAATTTAATTAATAAGATCCGCCGTCTAAATCTATATTGCAATTTCTATTCAGATCAGTATCTAAAGCATTGATAAAATCACAAGGTAATCCGGGAGAAATTGGCTCAGTCGCGGCAGCAATTAAAACATCATCAGGGTTTACGAATTCATATAACCCCGCTGAAGCATTGAACATTAGGATATATTTATCATTTAAATTTTCAACATCTATATCCCTTAAATCATTTAATGAATTTGCAATCGAAGATGCTGATACTACCTTTACAACATTTTCGGTGCCTACTCTAGCGCGAATATTTTCGGTATTTACTCTAGCGCGAATATCGGACATTATTTTGTTACTCCCTCTCTTACTAAAACCATCCCTTCTACTGCTCTAGATTTTTTTCCAAAAGAATCTGAAATGACAACATCATAAACATATCTTCCTGGTTTTAATGTAGAAGTAATAGCAGTGGTTAAACCAATTCTAATTTGTCCCAGTGCTCCATTTATCACAGTTGAAGCGAAAGAAACATAATTTGAACTAGAAGCATGTTTTCTCATTTGAGATGAGACAGTATAGCTAGTTAAGTTTAAAACATCATTAGTTGAAGTATTTTCAAGTGTAAAAACTTGATCAAAATCTGTTCCTGCATTAATTACTAAATTACTAACGTATGCAGCGGACATTATTAGTTACTATTAACACTAAAAATATTTATATTTAAAGAGGATTGATATTAATCATACACAAAACCTCTTGTTGTCTTAAATATAGTTTTAAATATAATTTGGACATTTTTTTCAATTCATCAATATTTAAACAGTCAATTAATCTTGATTGACGTTCATATTCAAAAGATTTATCTATTGTTTCTAATATAATTTCATTTAATTCCATTTAAAACATCCCTCAATAAAGATTTAATTTCTTCAATATCATTTTTAATTTGTTCAATTTCATCATTTTTTCTTTTTTTATCATTTCTCATTTTAACATACTGAGAATATTCAAATGTATCACAATTAACTATTGCTCCTGAATTTTTATCTCTATAAAGATTTTTATGTCCATCAACTGGAATTAGCTCTTTTTTGTCCATTTTATGCAAGTGCAATGGCTCTCAACTCTTTAAATTTGGGTATTTTGCATTCATTTGTACTTATCATTACAATTTTAATAGCAAAAGCATTAAATTGATCTAAATTGTCTACTTTATACTGATACTCTCTAAATTCACCATTTCTACTTTCAACTACTTTAGAATCTGGAAGACCACTATTTTTGGTGTCATCAATAATCAAATCTCCAAGACCATCACCATCAGTATCTCTCAAATTATCATATCCTGGGAATAATTCAAAAGATGGATCCACATCATCAGTTCCGGATTTATAAATTTGATATAAAACTCTGAAATCACATTCTGATGGTCTTTCAGAAACAAAAGAAACTTGTAAAGAAGTTGCTGGTTGTGCCAAACTTACTTTTTTGGAAATATAAATTGAGGTATGGGGATCTCCACTCACTAGATTAACTCTACCGTCAGATGGATAATTTGAAATAGGATTATTAATTCTATTTCTATTGTAAATTACAAATCCATTTTGAGTATCAACTACAGGAGAAAGATTTTCATCAGTAGATTTCAAAGTTAATTTCATAGTAAAAGATTTACTTTGTGGTAAAGATGATAATTTATCAGATTCATTGGACCTAGATGCCACCATTCTTGGAGTTGAGAAATAATTAATCTTATTCAATTCAACATCTTCATATCCCATATCCAAGAAGGACTCTTCATTTCCACCAGCACTGGTAGATGTTACAGTTCTTACTTGTGCAGTAAGAGATGTATTTTGACCAGGTGTTATTGAAGAAAATTGAGGAACTATAGCACTATATTGTATGTTTTGGGTGACAGAAACCTTACTTCCACCTAAAGAAGTTTCATTAGAAAAACTTAATTGTGCATTTCCCGCAGATCTTGGAGATCTATCAATTTCTACATGGTAAGTATCAAAATCTCTTAAAGATTTCAAATAACTATTATTAGACATAGTTATATCAATGTCGTTAATTCTGTTAAGAGAAATACCATTAATCTCATACTTATAGACAGGAGTACCTATTGGATGTATCTGAATTTGGGAATCTTGTATTCCTCTTTCCTTAATACTCAAAGAACCTGTAGAAATTGCATCATATTCTATAACCTCATTTCCAATTAATACATAACCTCTAGAAGTTGATATTCCTTCAAAAATTCCAAATGTACTACTACTGATCACTGATATTGATGTATCTGTAAGTGAAAGATCTGCAGACAAGTAAGTTGGAACAGTATCTGGGAATATTCCAGATATTCTTAAAACATTAGTATCAGAATGCATACCATGATTAAACTGATTGATTTCAATAACATTTCCGGAATATAAATCACTTATCAACGTTGATGAAGTTGTATAGGTATTTGCCATACCCACCCACGACGATCCATTATAATAATTAAGTGATGTAGTTGTATTGGGATAAAAATCTTCTCCCTGAACATTAGTTAGATAGAGAGTATCAATGCCATTGATCGCACTAACAGTTAAAGTTCCCTTCGATCCTCTGAATACATTTGAAGTTGTTATTCCTAACTGATCACCAACTACATACCCATTTCCATTTTCAGTAGATATTGTGGCGGAAGTGACTACACTAGAACTAACTACTATGTTTGCTGTAGCTCCAGTTCCTTCTCCAGTAATTGAATATAGGGGAACATTACTGTATGATCCATCAGAATATCCAATGCCAGGATTGGTTATAGTAAGAGATGAAATTTCAGATCCAATATTTTCAATATATCCATATGGAATAGATCCGCCAGCGCCAACTTGCTTTCCAATTGTCAGTATACCGCCAAGACCAGTTGAAGTTGTAACTCCAACTCTTAATTTTCTTGGATATGTGATAATTGCATTATCAACTAATTTTGGAATGTTACTATCCGATGTAGTTAAGTCTGGATTGTAATATACAAGTTCTCCGGAAGATGATGTGAATTTCGCCTTATATAAAGTAAATTTCAGATCTTCATATTGACTTGCAGTCCATATTGTACCGTTTTGAGATTTAAATAAACTTCCCCCAATATATTGCGAAGTAACTAAAACAGCTTCAGCATCTGGAAGATTTTGCGTTTCAATTGTAGTCTCACCAGTTCTGGAAATCCAAACCTCATTATTATCTGAAGTTGGAGATAATAAAACTACGGCGTATTCAGTATCTGGTTGTAAATAAACTGGCGACGAGAATTTAACATTTGTAGCAAGAGAAGCATCTTTTGATGTATTAATTTGATTTGGGAATATAACGGTTGATGCATAGTCTTGAACAACTTGACTAGTTGGAGTACCCAATTCAACCGTTCTAATTTCCACATATACTGGTTCAATAGGATCCTTATTTGAAAAATAGAGGTCAACTGAAGTTAAGAATGCTCCAGTTTCATCAACAGTAAATGATTGTGCTAAGGGATCCTTCCCTCCTCTCTTACCGCCGTTATTGGGCACAGGCTCGGGCGCAGGCGGCGGCGGTGGGGGTGGTGGGGGTGGAGGTGGATTTCTAACTTGAACTATGGTTGTAACCGTTGTAGCAATGACTCCTGATGTTGAATAAATTCCAGAAGCTTCACTAGATAAAAGAGTGCTGCCTGGTATTTGCTCTTGATTAGAAGAATTTGCATTTAATTTAAAAGTACTTTCTCCGGTGGGAACTTTTAGAATTGGATTTCCGATATTAGGATCTCTAATCCAAAAACATCCTATAAGTTGTCCAACAGAGTCTGTAATTAACCTAATATTTGTGATTCTAGCTACAGCACCACTATTTCTGCCATATAATTTCTGATCAGTAGTTATATACCCATAATATCTACCCAATGACTCATCGGATAATGCCCTAGTATCCAGATTTAAAACTGTAGATGTTCCAGAATAGGCTGTTGGTAGAGTCTGTGCTATATTATATGGATTTAGATCGTAAGTATACTCTGGATTATTATATGCTCCATACTTGTGGTTGGGTTGAGCAACTCTACACTTAAAGTCTCCAGATTCATTAATAACATCTTCTCCAACTTCGAAGAATCCCGAAATCATTTCTATTTCAACTAATTTGGGAATAATATCAATCGCAGAAGAATCATTTAAAAATGGATAATGTTGGGTTACTGCTCTTAAAGCACCAACCATAAATTCAACGTTTCTTGCCCTTGTATAAGGATCATTGGTATTGGTAGTAACTACAGTCCCAACATAATCATAACTTGCACCATCATTTCCGGTAGTAGTAGTCTCATATTGTGTTATTGGAATATTTCTTATCCATGAGTCCGATTGTGGATTTAATCCAATTGAACCAACATAAGAAATAACATTGAATGGATTTATATTTTCAACTCTAGATGCAAATGGTTGCTTAATCCATTCAACTTCCTCATAGTTTAACGTGATTAGATCTCCAGTCTTTCTAATATTTGAATCTAACAAAGTTAAATTTGAAGAATAATCTGCAGATTCTGGATTAATATCTGGGCTAAGTGCAAGTATTGGTTTTAAAGACCAATTGTATTGAATTGGTTGTAATACTTGCTCATCTGGATCAACAGAGCATTGCGTATCAGCATTCTCTAAATCAAGTAAAGATACTCCTTGGAAATCATCTACAAAAAATCCTGACTTAAATCTACTTAAACCATCACTGTCTTGAATTTGCAATGCTTTTGTATCTACTTCAAGTAAAGTTAAAGATGTTAAAGACTCTAAATTAGAAACTCTATCCTCTATCTTCCCAATATCTCTCATGGTATATCTTCTATTATCAATTATTGATATTGGAGTATTTTCAATTTCACTATCATACAAGTATGCTGGGAAATTGATAATTGCAATATCCATCACCTCTTCATTGTTCAAAGGTTCCTTAGGATTTAATGAAGAAACACCTTTGATTAATGATAATTGACCCTGCTTATTTAATACCAATTTATCAGTTCTTGGTAAGTAATAACTATAACTAATTCTAGAAGATTCTCCTGGAGATACTACTAAATTTGGGGTTGATAAAAATTGTCTACCATCATAGTAGAATGGTGATAAACTAGTATTGGTAAATTTTATAAGTCTTGGTCTAAAATCAAGTACGTCAGTAGCTCTAACTTTATTTCCTGTTGTATCGTAAGTATAATCTAAAAGTGGAACATCATTATTATACCTTTCAAGTGGATATGAATTTACCGTATAAAGATCTCCAGTATCATTTGCTGGAAGATCATACCAATCGAAAATAATCAATAATTTTCGTGAAGGTGCGGTTGTATTATCAGTTCTTACAATTCTCGAATAATCATAAAATTGTGTTCTTTGCCCCTTATCTAAGAAGTAAGAAGAAGTTATATTTAAATAATTTCCATTTGTAATGGAAATAATATTTGTTGTTATTTTAGATTCGGAAAAAACAACTGTTTCTCCAGTAACAAACGTATTGGAATTTAAATATACAAACTCAATTTCATTGGAAGTTCTGTTAACAACTTGTGCAACAGCACCAGATGTTTGACCAATTATCTGTTCTCCAACATAACTATTCGTATTTAATGATAATCCGGAAACAAAAGTTAATTTGTCCAGAACTGGCGTGGAAGAATCTAGAGATTCATACACAGCAATTATTTTCACAGCATCGGGCACGTTGAGAGATATTTCTTTGTCTTCGATTCTCCAACCATAGTATTTGTTATATACCAACCCACTTGTCGATGTTGAAACTCCAGAATTAGTTTTATCAACAATTAATTTTTCACTTCTAGTATAAATTTTCGTCTTGCTTCTGACGAAGCTTTTATTTACAGATACATTAACAGTAACATTACTTTGACTTGGGGTTAAACCACTAAATGTAACTAGTGTACCATCTTGATTTACGTTAACTTGATCTGATGTAAGACTTTCAACAGTACCACTTGAATAGATGACTGAATATTTTTCTTGATCAAATGGAGCAAAATAAGCACTTGTAATTCCACTCAAACTCGAATTTGAAATGGAAAGTGCTCCAGATCCATCAGTTGATTTTTGCCTAATTTGTAATGAGCATGACAGTGAAGAGTTTGAAAGATCTACATTTGATATATTTGGATATGCTAAAGGAGAATATAAAGATGCCTTTTCTTGATTTTTTAATTGTGGTTTTAATATTTTGAATTGAGTTGTTATAGTCGATCCTGGGAGAGTTGAGGCACAAATTCCAGAAACAGTCGGAACGTCATTTGTAACCACCATGGATAAACCATCGGAAGCAACTGAGACAACTCTATTAAAAATTAAATCCGAAGATCCCGTATTTTGATATGAAATAATAGCATCACTTCTAATTCCAACAAAAGATCTTCCCGAACATGTTACGGTTCCACCACTAGTAATTGAAATTTGATCAGATGAGCTAAATCCTTTCACAATTTCTTCATATAATACAGTATCAGCAACAAAGTCGATTGGTATTTGACCGCCGCTTATTGATGTAACATCTTGCCAAACTGATTTAACATCTTCAGATGTGTATTTTTTAATACTCTGTATTGATCTACTAATTTCAGTAGTTCCATTAATTCTTATTTGCTCACCGTCAATAAATGATCCGGAAATTTGAGACAGTATGATTGATGTACTATTAGCAGCATCTTGAGTAGTGTAACCAGATGCTCCGCTACTTACACCTTCAATAAATGAAGATTCTGGGCATTCTGCAGTACTTAATGCCTGATTAACTGTAAGAGTCGTAAATAATTGAACATCGAATAAGTATAAGTCCCACTCACTAGTAGCGTTAGTATAAGCTGCATCCGTTAATCCATAAGAATAAACTCTTGCAACTCCTATTTGAGTTCCTGTGCCAGCACTAGTTGAGTTTCTTCTTCTATTGTACAGATTTATAATATTTGTACTTAAACTAACATCAACTACAGGTGTTCCATAAACACGATTTACTCTCAATAAATTTCCCATTTCAAATGGAACAAATGCTGTTGGTTCCGTAAATGTATCTCTGGGTTTTTCAACATCTAATATTGTATTACCTGGCAATGTAACATCATATCCATAAACATATGCTATACCAGGACTAACATTAATACATGCTAAATTATCTGAAGGGGTACTTCCTTGACTGGTTTTTTGTGATGATAAATAAATTCCATTATTTGAAATTCTATCACTTAATGAATTTTGAACATTAATCTTAAATTTACTTAAGGTATAATTTCCAGATTCTTCGTAGGTTCTTTTTGCAAAATAATCTTTAATAATTGAATACTGAGTTTCATTCTGAAGTTTCTTTACCTCACCTGCTTCAACTCTCAATAATTCAATAAAGTTTTTATCATCAAAATCATCGATTGGCTTTTTGGATAATAATGCTGAAATTTTTAATCTGTCTGCTCCCGGAGCAGAATAATTTGAAAATCCAGTTGCATTATCCGATAAACTTTGATCTTCGTTAGAATTAACTACATCTTCAAAAATAGTCAGTCCAACTCTATATGAAGTTTGGTTTGAATATGGACTTAGAATAATTTTAGAGGTTGGAACTCTTACAAAAACACCTCTAATGTAGAAAATTCCTTCAGTCATACTGACAATGGATCCTACACCAGATCCATCAAAATCAACAACTGTTGCAACAGTGTTATTTTCGTTTATTGTAGTGTTTCCATACACTATAGACTCAGAAATTTTTAAACTTTCCCCATTTTGAAATATTTCACTTTCAAAAGATTCTCCTGAGGAAGTGTATTTGACGTATAAAGTTATATCATTAACATCTTCATCTGGTGGAATACTATAATTTTGAATAGTTGCAACAACTCCTGATATTTCACCAGTTATTTTCTTTCCAACTAATTCGGAAATATACACCAAAACATCTATTCCCAAATGCTCTGGATTTATCTTTATAGAATAATAAAGAGGATCATATACAATTGATCCTGGAATAACTACAGATCCATCTTTAAAAAAATGATTACCTATCGATTCTACTTGATTTTGTAGAATTGACTGTAAAGTTGTTAGTTCTCTCGCCTGAACTGGAAATCCAGGTTTAAATAAAACTCTGTAAAAATTTTTGTTTGCGTCAAAATCATCAAAATATGGACTTACATTTAAATTAGTTTTCTGAGGCATTTTTTAAAATTCCAAGATAATTTTAACGTCTTCTTTTTGTCTTAAATTTCGGGAAATTAATGCTCTATTATCCAAATAAATTATTTGTCCCGTCTTTTTATTTATCTCCGGAGAAGCCAAACCGTTTGTAAAATTAACACCTAAATTTATTATTGAATTTCCAGTTGTATTTGTGCTAATACCACTAAATGATGTATCAATTGATCCAGAAAATCCACCGGATGAACTTACACTATTGTTGGAAGATACAAAAGGTAAAACTTTGGATCTAGTTGAGATCCCAACATAATCAGTTTCGTCTAAAGTATTTGTATTAAAATACAATGAACGATCTTGATAATACTTTAATACTCCAGTTTCGCTGTCAAATGAACTAACATATCCATATGCAATTCCATCTGGTACTTGCTGTTGAATAACAGACCCGACAGTTATTGATCCTGGACTTGGTGACAACTTTAGTTTTAGTGATGAAAGTGCTGAAAATTGATTTTCATTAAAAACAGTAGAAGAATTATAATATTGAGGATTTTTAATAACTCCAACTTGAGAAAATTTAGTGTCTGTTGGAAAATCTTTGGTCGAATCATCAAATCTGCCGTAGAGTAAAACTCTATCAGCCCCTAGTTCTGTATAGATATCATATCCATGCCCCTTTGAAGGTGGTATGATAGGAATTAATTTTGCATAAGTACTTGGATTTTGTGTGGTTGTTGATTTCAAATCTACAACACCATAAGTATATCCTGTTCCGCCAGTTGTTACAGTTGCATCAATAATAGTTCCATTAGAATCTAAACTAATTAATACCTTTCCTCCAGTACCATCTCCAATAATATCAACTTCTCCAAGATTACTATACCCAAACCCACCATTTTCAATATAAATCTTTTTAATTTGATTTTTATTAACTTCACTATTTCCATTACTTCTTATTGATTCAATTTGAGCATCTGTAGTTGTTTCCCAATCATTAGGAATAACAACATAATCGGTGGCATCGAATTTAATAATATCGGATGGTGAGACTGTAAACAAATACTTCCAAAGATATCCATCTCCACTTTCTCCCGCTTTAGATGGATCTAAATCTGTAAAAGTAGGCTCATCTTGCGAGGCATTTCCTTTTATATTTGTCCCAGAAGATCCGTTGTCTATGCAGATATAAACTTTATAATCTGCATTTACAACATAGTAATTGCAGTCATAAAGTCTTGATGATGATGTAATTGGTGACAAATTGGTAAGGCTATAATCTTGGCGATACATCTCATATCTTGTGCCTTTAACCCAATCTATTTTTCTAACTAATCTGCGAACATTATTTGTTGTGATTTTTTTACCAAAAATCATCGTATCACTGGAATGGTTAAAATAACTAAAATTATCTGTTGGCGTTGGTGGACTATCGTTCCAATTAGAAGTTCTTCCGTAACCAACTTGTGTTGGGTTAGACAATCCCAAAAATATATAATACGAATTATTAGTGTTTTGTATTGAATCTACAAAATTACTCGCATTTAATATCCTAAAATTATCTGATACAATTGCAGACATATACTAATATGTTTTTTTATATTTATATTAAATCATCCAGTAAGATTATCATCTACAGATCCACTGTTATTAAATCCATACCCTCTTCTCTGAATTGTTGGGAAGGTAGATAATCCAACATCAACAGTATACCCACTTATTCCAATAGATATAGGATTTTTTCTGACCATAGATGATAGTCTACCCCAAGAAAATTTTCCTAAATTAGATCCAATACTATTAATACCGGCAAGATTTGAAGTTGACTTAACATTTACTACTATTTCCGCATTAATTCCACTTGCAGAAATTGATGCAACCGTATAAATGTTATTTAAAAATGACGTTCCAATTCCAACAACATCAGAATCATTTACATATATTGAAGTTAATCCTGCACCTACTGCTGTATCAAAAATAAGCACAGGATATCCAACATTTAATGTAGCAAAATTAGATACATTTATTAACGAATATCCAGATATTTTTAAATTAAATTTAATCCCTAATGGATTTGATCCAGTTCCAGTTGTTGCCGCTATTCCGGTGATTATTCCAGAAAATCCTTGAACTGAAGCGATGTCAAAAACATTTTCAAAAGAAAATTCTGGGAATGGTGCTATTATTTTTGGTCTATTTGATATGCTATATCCTAATCCAGGATTGGATATAACAATAGGTGTTGAAAGTGATCCATTAACAACCGTTGCAAACGCTTGTGCAGTAGATCCAATACCAGTGTATGTATTTTGTGGAGAAGCTATCTTTAACTCCGCCGTCAATCCAGTGTACCCACTTCCACCATTCAAAATCGCAATAGATTGAATTGTTCCGGCAGACGAAACAACGCAAGTTGCGGAAGCTGCAACTAAAGACACCTGAGGTATGATCATTGCATTGAAGTCAATTATTTGCACACTAGATCCTGGATCATCTTCTTCATAATTAAAGAATCTGGCATCATCAACAAAAATTTGATTATCTGCCGCAGATACACTCTTGATTATTTTTGCAGTTGGGTATATTAAAGACTCTAAAGAATTTCTAGATTTATAGAAATATTCTCCATTAAAAATTTTATCAGACTTTTGTTTTGTCCAACTTAATGGTTTGTACTTATTAACATCGGTTTCTATTCCCTTCCCAAAATATAAATTTGTTTCAATTTCGTCAGAAGTTTGAATGCCAACAACAGTTCTTGAATCTTGAGTTAATGATCCCAGTACATAGTTATTTTTAAACATTCGTACAGTGTCACCAGGTTTTATTGTTTCGACAACGTCCACAATAACTGTATCAATATCTCTAGTTCCTCTGTAAAAGAAGATAGAAATATTATTTTCTGCCTTTGGAGCTTCTGTAAATGCAAAAGATGATCCACCAGTAAATTGATAAGAGGTTCCTGGATCTTGAATAACGCCGTCTATAAAGATAATTAAAACTGAATTTAAATTAAGAATGGGATCATCGGTTTCAAAAGTAAGTAGTTCACCTTTATACTTTAAAGGAAATCTTTTTCTAGATCCATTTTGCAATGATTTAATTGAATCCATATAATCTAACTCACCAAACTGCCAGGAAGAAAATGAATCAGTAAAGATATCAGTTGCAGTTAAAGTAAAATCAAATACTGGAGAAGCAAGTCCTTTTGCAGTAACTAGACCCACAGGTTTAAATACATCTCCCAGTTTAAATCCATAACCAGGTCTAGTAATTTTAAATGAAGATACTTGGAAAAGTGTTGATCCTATCCCAACATTTTCTGAAGGGGATACCTCAAGATTCATTAATAAACCAACTCCAGTTTCTGTTGTAAGACCAACTCCTATTCTAGAAACTCCAACCACAGAAAGATTCTCATATGTTGGTTCGGGAATGATTATAGATGGATTTGCAGAATATCCAGTTCCTCCAGATACAACAGTAAATCCTGTAATTGTTCCACCCGATCCAATATTAGCCCGTATAACTGCAATATTTCCAGTATGACCAGATTGAGTTACTCCTATCGAAACCTGACCATAATAACCCGAACCGAGATAATCAGAACTGCCTATGGATACTCCAGTAATTGATCCACTACTAATTGAAACTCTATTAGACCACGAGGTTAGGGAGGCACCGACAAGAGGTGCAAATCCCAACCCTGGAGTTGATCCCAATGAAACAATAAGACCATTACGAGGAAGTTGATTTTGATTAACATCATAGTCTGAAATTATGATCTCACTATTTGTTGAGGTTATTCCAGTAAAAACAACTTTAGTTTCTGATCCAACTTCGGTAAAGAAATAATTATTTCCTGCATTATTTTCAGTTGTTGGAGTTTGGAATATATCATTGATGAATAATAAACTATTTCCAGTTTCAATGCCGGTTGTATTAATCCCCTGGACAGTCAATGTCATTGTTTGACCAATTCCAGTAAACTGGGATGAAATATCATCATATAGTGTGTTTGTTACATAATCCTGTCTCAAAAAGACCCGACCATTAAATTTTGATTTAATTATTGGTAAATTTGATGGAGTTTCATCTAAACTATTTTGACCCTTAGGTGGAGATATGAAATGTAGTCTACTTTTAACAATATCATATGCTCCAGTATAGACTCTAACCTCTGAAGAATCATTATGAACTGTTGCTGCACTACCCAAAACTGCTCTAGAAACATAAACAAGATTATATGTTCCAATTCCAGTTATTTCTGAGGATGTGGATGTTCCAATACCAACTCCAATAACTTCAACATATTCATCATCTATTTTTAAAATAGATTTTGGAAATATCGTGCTAATACCAGTTAAAGAGAAAGTTGTTGCAGATCCAGTTATTTGTCCACCATTGTAAATAAGATTATGTGAAACTGGAGACCATTTAATAGGACTCTGGACCACTCCATCTAAAGATATAACTGTTTTTGATAACTTTTTAGTCATATCTAATTGATGAGCATTTCCAGATGCAGTATCTGTGAAAGTAACTCCTATACCAAGATCTGCAAAATCAGATCTAGTTGAAATTCTAAACTGATCATTGGTTATCTTTATAGCATATACATCTGATGGTAAAATGGTTGTAACAAGTCCAACCGAATTTAAAGTTGCACCTATGCCTAATGGTACAGGTAAAGAACTTGTGAAGGTAGATGCGGGTGTATAAACTAACTGTTCTCCGGTATTGAAAAAGTGATTTTTGATCGTAAATATTCCAGTAGAAGGATCCAAGACTGTGGGATTATTTGGATTAAATGTTTTTGTAAATATTGGAGTTCCATTAAATCTCACATCAAATGAACTTTTATCGTATCTATTTCCGTTAATAGAATCGAAGAATCTTAAATAGAAAGATTCTCTAACATTGCCATATTCTAAAGATTCTGGATCACTTAATTCATCATAAAGATAATAGAACATTTGATTATAGCTTTGAATTTTCATTTCTCCGGTATGAGAAGGATCTGGATAGAAATACATATCCATTGTAGATCCTCCATCTACAGATCCAAATGTTCCTATTCCCAAAGTACTACCAATTGATAAAATTGGATATTGTTTAACAATAATATCCCCATTTCCAGATCTTATCATCATAACCTGATGCATTGCAATTGTATTTCCAATGGAAACTTTAACCAAAGATTTAATACTTGAAATTTCTTCTGTGTTTACTGACAATACTGAAGTTGATCCAGAAGAATTGACATAATTTGATTGTAATCTGCAGGTTAATTCATCACCATCTGGTTGACCAGTTGATTTGAATCTATAAGTAGAGATTCCCAAAGAAGTTGATCCAAATCCAACGAGCTTACCTCTAATTAATAAATTGTCTGAAGTAATATTGTCACATTTCAATGTTAAAACGCCAGAAGATATTGTTGAAGTAAATGTGCCAATAAAGTTGCTGGATAATTGTTCTTCTGTTGTGTCAAAATAGTATTCGGACATGTAACTATTTGTACCATCATGTGTTACATATAAATCAACATAATTAGCCTCACTACTATCAATATTTAAAATTTGCAAACTTACATATAATGCACTGGTGTCTGCGGTGTTTACGGATAAAATAGATGCCGTTGACCCAACACCCACACTGCTAGTACTTCCATTTAAATTAATAAATCCTATACTTTGAGTTCCAATTCCAACATCAACGGATGAAAAATTTGTTTTTAGAACTTTTATATCAAGATCAGTATTATAAGGGTCTGTAGGATCTAAAGATATGGATTGCTCCCCACTACTATCAACATATCCATAAAGATTACCAAGAACATTGCCTCCAGAATAAATGGAAGATTTTTCTAAAGTAAATATATTTTTATCACCATCGGTTAAAGTAACCAATTCCGAAAACTGAATATTTCCACTATTTGGGTCCTTAATTTCAATTATAAAATTAGCAAAATTTTCATTATAATCAACTAAATCTACTGTAGTTGAAGTATTTGATTGCCTATTATCTAAATTTGAAAATAACGGACTAATATCATCTATTTTTAACGCTAGATTGGAGATGCAATTAATATAATTAGTTAATCTCTTAGTTTTAAATCTAATAAATCTAGATATATTTGTATTTTCAGCAACATTGGTATCTAAAGTTAAATCAAAATTATTAATAGTATCAACTCTATTTTCTTCAGAAATATCTAAAACAATCGTTGAAACTGTTTCCCCTGGTTCTTGATCAAAAGAAGTTGAAGAACCTGAAACTTGAACATCTGCAAAGTTCTTTAATCCAATTGGATGAAGAAGTTGATTTACTGGTCCGGATAATTCATCATATGTTTTAGAACTTCTAACGGAATAAGAAAGATTTTGGAAATAATCATTATTTGGTAAAACTTGATATTCTTCATTTAATTTACCAGTATCTTTTTCCCAATCTTTATTTTGCTTTAAAGAATAATTAATTTCTAAAAGACCTGCATTTGAATTAATATTACTAATGGTTGCCAGAACTCCAGTTAATTTTCCTTTAATTACGTCACCAACTTTTAATTGATCATATGTTCCATCAACTTTAAGAACATCTGCATCAAGACTTATAACTCTTAAATCAATACCGACAAAAGAAGAACCTTTTTTTAATAGTAATTCTTCATTATTGACAAAGTTTGCAACTTCCTGATAAACTTTAAATTCTGGATAATTTTTTTTATTGACGATATTAGCGTTTGGTGAAAAAGTTATTGCTATTCCGGGGTTTACAGTTAAATCTGCTAGATCAAATTCCAATAATGCTGGGCTAGATGGGATATAATTAGTAACTGTAAAGAATTTGTAATTATAATCTTTTGAATTAAACCCTGTGCCGGTTGTACCATTTTTTAGAATCCCCTCCACAAAAATTTCATCACCTATTGAAAATGGTGCAATATTAAATCCTAATACTGGAGTAACCAATGTGCATGTAACCACTGTCGATGCATTACTAATTTCTGAAATGGATATACCGTTAGTATTATTTTCCGTGTAAAGTTTATGGTTGACAGAACTCAATCCATACGGAATTTCAATAATTTCTACAGAACTAATAGAAGATGAAGATAATTTTGGAACCAAATTGCCAGAATTAACAACTATATTGTCATATGGATCAAATATAGTAATAGAAGGTGAAGAAAGATAATTTTTTCCTCCATCCAGCACTTCAATAGAAGTAACCCTATTTACATTTTTTAAATTTAAAATAGGTGGGATATATGCGTCAGGTCTAATAGATTTATCAACTGAATATTCATATCCTTGATCTATGACCGTTACTTTTTCTAATTTTCCTATCGAAGATGATTTTAATTCTATAGAAGCATCAAATCCATTTTCAGATTCAATCTTTTCAAAACTAGGAATTTTTTTGTATCCATATCCACCATAAACGATTGATATATCAGAAATTCCACCAGTGCTATTTTTTGATAGAGTAGAATATCTTAAAGAATCGCAATCGCTTTGAACATAGGATAATTTTTCAGGAATACCGTTTAAAGTGATGTAAAATTGTGTGCTTGCAATACCAACAGAAGTAATTCCATAATTTCCATTATATAAACTATTTTCAAAACTTATTCTTGATGAGTATTTAATGTCCGGATCGGAACGTAAAGTGCGGTTGGTCTTTTCTAAAGAATAATATAAAAATTGTGGTAGATTGGCAGAATAATTGATCGTTACTGAAGCGTCCGAAGAAATACCAACTGAACCAACCCCAACAACATTAAATTCATTTTCGGTTGGGGAAGATATGTATTCTTTACTGAACTTCTCATCATAATAGATTTTAAATTGATATCCATTTAAAGATGAATCACTTAAGTCAAAGAATAAATTATTATTTTTATAACTCTTTAGTGGTGGGTGAACTAAAGATAAACTATGGAGCGTCCCACCAGTTGATGAAAAATTAACAAAATTTGGCGGATTAGATGTAACATCGACAAGAGTTTCACTCAACTTCAATGTATCATCATCTACTCTATAGACAAAGTAATTTGTTGTTGTTAATCCAGAAATATTACTTCCAATATCCGAATTATAGTAAACTTTATCACCAGTTACAAACCCATGATTTAATATTTGTATTTCATCACTTGATACATTTACATTAGAATTAGTAAAAAATTGAGGATTCGCAACAATCTGATCTAAATCATTTTTATAAAATATTTTAACAGATGAAGAAGATCCATAACCAACAGTTAGATTAGGATTAACTTCCAATCTAATTATATCATTTGATTCTAAATTATGTGATGTCGATAACGAAACTAATGATTTTATCTTTGATACTGTACCTGTTACTTGATTAGAATTGGTTTCAAATGAATATTCGTAATCATACCCATTAGCATTTCCAGTATTTAAGAAATATATTCCTGCGGTACTATTAACTAATGATTTGGAAGTTACAATTCCTATAGTATCTTTAGTTTTATTGATAACATAAACATCCTCACTAAGACCGGAACTCGGCAAATTGAACGGAGAATCTGCAGGATTTTTTGAAACTAGAAATCCAGATAAAGATCCTGCCGGTAAATTTAATGTTACTAAATCTCCAGTTTGGAATTTGTGATTTGGTAGATATATTGATTGTGTATAAACACTATTAGTTAATGTCTCTTCTCCAATTTGATCTGGTATTGAATTTGAAACCCCACTTGTGGTTCCTATACCAACACATTTTGAGGGATTGAAATATTCTTTATTGTCAACTTTAGAAGTAAAAAATTTAGTTTTTAATGGGAAAGTAAATCTATTTGGAACAATTTTAATCTCAGTTTTTGCTGGATGATATGCACTAGTATTTCCTCTTATAACTCGTAATACATTTTTATCTGCAAAAATGTTTAAAACTGTCAATTCTTCGTTTTCTATTTTTAGGATAGTATCTGGTTTAATATAATCAATTGCTTTTGAAACGTATATGTCAGTCACTCTTGATGAAGGGTTAAGATCAGCAAATAAGTAAATTAAATTATTCTCAACACTAATTTTATGATTATTTTGCAATCCATTAATGTAAGTTGATATTCCAGAGATTGTTATAATATCATTATCTAATAAACTATGATAGGTGGATATAAATCCAGATACTTCTGAAGTACTATTCCAAACAAAAGTAAATGAATTATATTTTTCAACTGTTGTTTGAATTGAATTTATATCTCTGCCAAAAACTTCCGAAACTACGGCATTAAATCCCACTCCATCATCATTTTCTTGATTTTTGACAATTATTTTATCTCCTACTTTATAATCAGATCCAGATTCGGTAATTACAAATGAATCTACTGATCCACTTGAAACTAAATCAACATTTAATCTTTGACTAGCAACTTCATTGGATTCAATTATAAAATCATTATCTGCATATTTTTCATTAATTTTATATGGAAATGTATTTCTAATTAAACCTAAAGAATTAATATCAATAGTTTGATCTAATAGTAAATTATCCTCTACGAATAGAGATCTATAATTATTTCCAATAAAATATGGATATAGAGAAGTGTTTGTTAGTGGATTTCTTGTTGCAAAGTAAGCATACGTTCCATTTGGGAATTGTGGAGTTTTACACCATCTACCATTATAAACATCAAGATCTTCAGAATCAAAAAATACATAATCTTCGATAAAGAATCCAGTAGAAACCCCAACTGGTCTATCTGAAATAGCACCATTAGTAATTTTATATCCCGGAACTAATGCTTTTATATCTGATTGTGGATCTTCTGGATCAGAATATCCATACGATCCGTATATTGGATTTCCATCATATGCCCATCCAATAATTGGTGAATGTTTAGATCCATCATCATTAAATTCTTCGTTAGCAATGACCGAATCATATCCCAAATACCCATACTTGAGATTATTATTTGTATCTACTAAAATTTCATTTCCATATCTTCTAAAACTATCAATACGTAAATCTCTTATTTTTGGATCTAAAAATGCACCACTTCCATCAGAGATGACTTGTATTTTGGTATTTGATTCAGTATACTCTCTACCAGAGTCTATAACTACAATTGAAGATATCTTGTTATTTGTAACAATTGCCCTTAACTTTGCGCCAAAACCATCACCAACAACTTCTAATCTAGGAACACTATAATATTCCTTTCCGGAGGATTCTATTTCAACCCTCATAATTTTACCATCAATTATTACAGGTCTAACCTCACCACCTTTTCCAGATTTAATTTTTATTAGAGGTTTCTTCTCCAAATTAATTATCGTAGATCCATATCCAGTTCCAGACTCATATACATAAGCATCGACAATTTTTCCGCGAACTATTGGAGTTGCAGTAACTATTCCAGTAAAAGTACCTGCATAAGATACAACGACATCTATTTTAATATCTGGATATTTAAAAATGTGATATTCAGAACCAGTACTAGCAAAGGAAACATATTTTCTTCTATCAAAATTTGAAGTATCTTCGGATCCTATCAAACCGGCATCAGATAATTTAAAAGAATCCTCATCTAATTTTGTGATAAAATATTCTCTGGTAGTTGATAGACCAGAAATTCCTACTCCGGTTGAATTATATTGAATTAAATCTCCAGTGTTAAAATTATGATTCGTAAATGTAACTTCACTCCTTTGCGTCGATATGCCAGAGGATTTTACAATTAATTTTCTATTCTGGTAGTTTTCACCTTGATTTACAACTTTAATATATGATAATGTTTTTTTATCTACTGTTCTAAATCTATGATTTCCAAATAAGTTTGTTGTTGTAAATCCTACCGTATTGACACCGACATTGAAATTTTCTAAAGATTCGTAAAGTTGAATTGTTTTATTATTGATTAATTTGGCGTAGTATGACCCACCATCGACTAAAGTTCTATTTTGACTTAAATTAGATCCCCCAAAAATTCCAATACCAACATCATTTCCAACAGAACTATAAATTATTTCTTGACCATTTGAAAATTTGTGATCTGATGTAAATGTAATAGTTTCGTTTATAATATCAATTCCGCCACCATTTTCAAGTAGTCTCCCATCAAATATTACTTCTCGATATCTAGAAGCCAAAAATGGTTGCAAAACACAATTTTTTCCATTGCCACCTACAAGATTAACGGAAATAACTCTTTGGATGTCAAAGTCTTGAGGATCAACTAAAACTTCAGAAATGGAACCACTAATAACTGGTTGGACAAAACAAGTATTCCCAATAGAAGGTGAAACTTCAACATAGGGTGGATTAATGACATCATAATTACTTCCACCGTTTAAAACATCTAATGATTTTATTGGTCCATAATAAATTTTATCTCCAGACCTTGCATTGATAATTTCAACCCCATTACACATTAATCCAAGGGTCTTAAGATCTTTTGTAGAATATTTGTCTCCTAATTGAAAATTTCTAGTTAATGGAAATTTCCTAACAATACTCTGTTGACCAATTTGATTTGATTTTTGTAACGATAATGTAAACGTATGAGATCCATCACTTTCAGATAAAGTTGATAATTTAACATAATTAGAAGATCCTATAAAAGATTTAGACTCATATAATTTAATATTATCTTTAGAAACAACTTCGGCATAATATTCTTTACCTGAAGTTAATTCTGGAATATCCGTTATTTCTGACTGGTATACAATTGCATCTCCAGTTCTAAATGGGTTGTCCTGATCATCAGTTTCTTTTATTTTTACTGTGGTATATTTTTTGGTTACAGGATCTTGATCATTTAAAAATGTTGATGTTGCATTTTCAATGGTTTTTTGAATTATATTTTTTTCTATGGTATATGAAGGTAGACCATTGGTGGCAACATAAAAATATTGATCATATTCATTATACACATTTAAAATATTTGAAATTAATGCGTTATTTCCAAATTCAATGGGAACATTTGAACTATTTGCTTTTCTTAATTTTCTTCTTAAATCAAAATATCTTCCATAATATGGCTTTCCTGGATCTAATGAATCAAATGGATCTCCGTTCAAATCAGTTAAACCATTTAAGGAAATTTCCCTATCAACAAAAGTAATAGATGCAACAGTTGCAATATTACTTTCAGAAGTTACTAGATCTTGTGTCCCCCTAATTAAAATTTCAACTTCATCTCCTAATTTTAAACTAGATTTATCAATATCACTTTCCAATACTAATGTAGAACCGGCAATTGATTTTATTTGATATCTTGAACTTGTATTATAAATCCAACTATTTGCAAATATCTGCTTATCATTTTCATCCCTGTTAGGTATAACTTCCCCAATACTCTTAACTCTTATGTATTCATTTTCATTCAATCCATAGATAGAATTATTTTCTTCAATACCATTAATTACACCAGTAATTCTTAATCTAACTTCTTTTAAAGTATCTCCATTTTCATATGAAATAACGTATTGATCAATACGAATATCATCACTTGGATTTATAACTTCAGTTATATTTTCACATCCATAAAATTGATTGAGACTTTTTCCGGAATATTGAATAGTGTTGTTTCCACATATTAATGATCCCGAAAGTGGAAATCCTACTGTACTGTCAACTGAAATTATTTCAGATCCGGGTTGAGTTTTTTCAACTACTTTGGTTTTTGCATGAATATCAAATGATCCACTAATTGAAGTCTCCTGGGTATACCCAACAAATAATGAAAGTTTATAAAAATATTTTTGCCCCCTCCTAATAATCTCTACATTTGAAACTGCAGCCCGAGATTGGGAATCTATTGAACTATAGATTTCTTGTCCAACTATTTTTGTTGGGTCTCCAGATAACCTTTCGGCAATTATTATCTCTTTTCTTAAAAATTCTGCGCTGGATGGTTTTAAAAGATATTTTTCCAGATCAATAACTTTAACAGATTCGGCATATAAAACTTTAAATAATATTTTAAATGATTCTTCTGTACCTTTACTTTGATAGAAAGATCTTGCTTCCTTTATAAAGTTTGCAGCATTAATTTCCCCAGAAAAATCAATATTCTCTAATCCGGGTGTTAATGAATATTTAATCTTATTAAAAAATTCTTTTAAAAATAAAGAACTAAGATTGGTTATTGTGGAATTGGATGAATGAGAAGAACTTTTTGATGTTGAGAATACTAAATTTTCTGGATCACTTGGATCATGATAATCTGTTACTCCACTAAAACCACGAATACATCCTGTAAATGTATTTGTAGTTATTCCCGTATATGTAATAATTTCATCATCAATCTTAAGCAAACCATATCTTTTTGGAAATCCTTTTGTACTATTGACAACAATAGTATCATCGGATAAATCAATACTTTCTTCCAAAGAAGTATTATTAGAAATAACCTCCGGAATTAAGTAATCTAATTTTAAATAAGAACTTAAATTGTCAAGAATATCAACCGTACCACCGGCATATTCTTGAGAAATATAATATTGTTTTAAAAATTCTGCAGCATTGGGGTTTTCGCTTAAAATAAATTCAGGGAGTTGATTGACAACAATATCCTGAATTTTTACTTTTACATCAAAGTTATTTTCTATCATTGCTTATTTCCTTTTTAATTCCCCATTTGAATAGCTTGAAGTATAATAATCTCTAATAAATGTTGATCCGGAAATATCATCTCCAGATGAAATAACATCTCTTATCATATTTATAGTGCTCTTATTAAGAGCGAAACTTAAATATAAATCTTTGAGACCAACCACATCATTAGATTCTGGATACGCTTGAATTTCAATAATATCATTAGGTACTATAGTTGAAGTAATATTAAGAGTATTTAATATTATTTCTCCAGAATTGTAATCAATTGTTCCTGCCGATTTAATCACAACTGGATATGTGCCCAATTGTTTACTTTCTTTAACAATAGATAATACTCCCATTCCACTACCATCCAGATTTCCAGATGCATCTTTATTAGGAATGTCTGTAAAATAAACAGTATCCGGAAGACCCGATAATGTAAATCCAGTACTTTTAATATTAAAACCGTCAGGGTTAATATGGAATTTATTTCCAAAGCACAATTCATATTGGGCAAATCTATTTAATGCAGCATTCAGATCTCTTCTAATAATAACCTTTGTAATATTAGAAGTTATAGAATTATCAACATTATCGATAATTTGAAGCAATTTACTGTACTTAAATCTACCACCAAACTTATTTACATTTACCGAATTGGCATAAAGATCTAGTGAGTTAATAACATTTGTCCTTAAACTATCAACATTACTAACTTGACTTGAATTGTAGTAAATTGAACTATCAATTTCAACATAAAGAACTTTAAGATCTACAATTTCTTGGGAAATGCCACTTAAAGAATAATTTTTTAGTTTTGATAAAATATTTTTTTTATCAAAATCTGACACTAAAGATCCATTTTTTGGTTTAATACTAATGAAAACTTTTCCGTATTGTGGTGGGATTAAGTCTTCTCCACCAACAACAGAAACAGATTCTGTATTTGGGTATATTTGTTGAATGATTGATTCATAGTCTCTTCCAGTAACTGCTCTATATTGCGAAGAATAAACTCTAGGAGCAAAATATTTAATAGATTCTATGGGCTCTATATCACCACCATTAGATGCCGAACTTATGGTACTAACAATAACAGAGTCAGTTGGAATGACTGTTGCACCAGATGCTGATGATAGAACGCCAGAAAAAATAAAATTAGATGGTCCATTCCCATCCTTTCCATTGGTAATGATATAAGTGACTGTGATTACGGAATTATTTTCTAATTTTTTACCAAAAAATCCATCACCAAAAAGAATTTCATACTTTTCGTCTTTTATTTCTTGAATTAAGTATGATTTTGAATCGCCAGTTATATTTAAAATATTATCTATTCTTGCATATTCTACACCTTCCCCAGTATCATTAACTCCCTTAACTTTTACAACAATAGTTGAAGTGTCTATAAAGGAGTTATCTAAAATAAATCTCTGATTTACTGAAGTATCAACCGTGAACTGTTTTTTAATTAATGTCCCCTGATATACATGGATTGGATCATTAGCAGTTCCAAATGTTGCAACTCCATTATTGACTACTGTTGTTATATTATTTGGTATTGAAAAAATATATGAAGTTTCGTTATATGATCCAGAGCAAACTATACCTCTATTTAAAGTTAAAGTCGGTGAAGATGTTTCGGTGGCAACATCAAAGGCAATTAGTGCTTTTGCTGAAGATCTAGAGCGAGGAACATATCCTATCGTCCTTGCAAGAGAGACAACATTTTCTCTAATAGTTGCAGAATCCAAGAAGGATTCATTAACAACCATATTTGCATTGAATGATGTTATATAAGTGTTATATGCTAACGTATCAATTAAAACTGAAAAGTTAGATCCATCAAAGTCAAAATCAGTGAACTTTGAATTTGATCGAAGATAATCTTTAATTGATGTTTTTATCTGATCAAAATCTAGATCAGTAAATTTGGTAAAAGGCATTTTATCTTGTTGCCTCTAATATGAAGGTATATTCTTGTGTGGGGAATTCTTGTCCTATAATATCAAAATATATAGTAACTTCAAACTCATTTATGTTTGGTCTTGGATCAACCAATATCCTAAGATTATTTACCCTAGGTTCAAAATTTTTAATTGTATTGGTAATTTGTTTTTCAATTATAGATGCAGTTGCATAGTCTACAAAATTAAACAATGAACTTCTTACATCACATCCAATAACTGAATTAAAAAATCTTTCAGTTGGAATAGTTTCGACGAGATTTCTTACAGATCTTCGAATTGCGGATTCGTTTTTAAGAATTTGTAGATCTTTCGTAATAGGATGGGGCACAAAAGATAAACTAATATCTTTAAATGCCCTCGATATCCTTTTGACTGCCATGTAGAACAAAAATATTCTTGATTTATTTATAATTACTTCCAGGATGATCCGTAAGTTGGTTCAGTTCCATAACCCCAATCATCATAGTCTTCATCATTACGAATTTTTTCATGAAGTTCAACCTGTTTTTTGAAATCATGACGAGGTGCAGTATCGTGCATAATCTCTTGAATTACTCTTTTTGGTGATGATGCATCATAATCAGTAATTAATTTTTGTGTACCCCACATTTCTCTCATATAATTTGAATTTCTATCTACTGGTAAATTAGACATTTTAGCTCCTGTTTTAATGAATAAAACAGAACTTTTATAAAGGAGGTTGCTATCTCCTTGTTTCTATTTAACGATTAACCTCACGAAGAGAATAAAAATCCGAATTTAAATATTTTAATATTTCCAATGCAATTAAACGTGGATTTCCTTCCCCACAAGTATAAACATCTACTGCCAGACATCCATTTTCTGGCCAAGTATGACACGAAACATGACTTTCTGCAAGTGAAATAACAATGGTACATCCCTGAGGAATGAAACAATGTGCAAAAATGTTTAAAATTGTCATTTTTGCGCGGGCAATTCCCCTGATCATGACTTCTTGAAGCGCCTCTGCGTCATTAATTAGGGTAAAATCAACATCATACACCTCTAAAAGAAGATGTTTACCCATTGAAAATTGTTCCAAGTCGGTTTTCACTAAAAAATTATTTATTTTATAAAAAATCCTTTTCTTTTGTAATCACAATCTTTAATAAAATTTGCATTTTCGGTATAATTATCGTCCCAGACTGGTATTGCAACTGAATTATTGTATCTAAAGTCAGGATTTCTGCGAAAATGGACTTCAATTAGGTGTCCATTGATGAATTCACAGTTAATCCACTCATAATTACCCTTTAATTTTTTTAAAATTTCGGGAAAATCAACCTTTTTTTCTATTTTTTCCCATTTTTTCCATTTATAGTAAGGATCATTAGAATTTTTGGTTCCTAAAACAACCAAATCAACCTCTTGATGATGAAAATCGACACTTAAGTGATCACCCTCAAAGATTTCACACCAAAATTCGGCAGGGTGCATGTCATCTGTACTGCTTTCAATCCATTCTTTACGAGCCAGACGCCCCATTCCTAGTAAATTAAAAGATGGACGTACAATATAAAAGTCGGGATTAGGAACCGTGGTCCCGGAAGGACCACATGTATAACCTAAAACCCGACTTAAAAATAATTTATTGTATATCCAAAGATCATCGGAGTGTATATGATTCCATTCATCATTACAGTCCAGATGATACATTACCTTTTTCCTTGTCCTCTGTATTTCTTTCTAGCCCCATTGCGAGACGAGGCGGAATACTTTGTTCCACTGCCCGCACCTTGCCTAGACTTCTTGGGAGCTCCTGGAGTATAAGAAGTCTTACTACTCAGACTAGTTTTTACTTTCGCCATTTTTTAATTCTCCAATAATTTCAGTTTCTATATTCTCCGGAAGAGGTAATCCGGTCTGATAATACTCGACTGCAAGGTCTTCCATAACATCAAAGTACTCTTGTTCTGAAAGGGCAGTGTAAATTCTCCGCCCATTGCAGATGATGTTGTATTTGGAAATCTGTATTTGATTGCTAGTCAATTGTTGTGACATCAGATGACTCTTGTTTTTTCGTGACCGACTCGTACCCGAGGGTCGCACCAAATTTCAAATCCTGCTTCAATTGCATCTAGACAGAATGATACATCTTCCCCACACATATCCTGCACTTCTCCGGATTCGAAGACCTGCATTTTAGGTGCGAACCAGGGGTACTTCATATTTTCGTTTTCGAAGACTCCATTCTTAATCAGAAGCCAACCGAATCCGGTATAATCAACTGTGAAGGGCTTCTTTCTCTTTGCCATGGTTTCCAGAGTTTCATGATTCATGACTCCACCATTATTTCTAAAGTCATTCTCTTCCAACCAGTGTGCAACTGATGTTGTCATACCATCTTCTGTACAGTACCAACCAGCTGCAATATCTTTTTCCATCAGAACTAGTTGAAGAAATTTTTCGGTATTGAAGACAATATCCGAATCAATCCAAAGTTGCCAATCATAATTTAATTTACCGTCCCAGGGCAATTGGTCCGGACCTCTTAAAACATTTGCACCCAGACACTTGCATCTGGCAAAATTAACCATGGAAGAATAGTCTTGAGAAATTTGAATGCTTGCACCTGCCTGTACAATATCAAAACATAACTGAACAAAACTCTTTAGGTAGGTATAGGAGACTCCTCTTCCAGGAAGACAAAAGACGATGCTCTTGCCTCTGATCATTTCCTTTGCTCTATTGTAATCCCACTCCTCAACATCTTTTGTTGTGGTGGGGTTCTTTGCTTTTACAGTAAATCCTTTAGACATAAAATTAATGGTTTTTATTTCATAATCATACAGTATTATATAGAATTTGTCAATGAGATGAATTGAAACTCAAATCTTTGCTGAAGAGTACTTTTTCATAACTTATGTCATGTTTTTCGACTCCACCAATTACACTGATTAAATTGTTCAGTGTGCTCCAGGTTTGGTGAAATTCCTCTTCTGATAGAGAGTGATAGATGCAATTATTTTTGTGATAGACATGATATCTTATTTCACTCATATTTGTGCTCTCTCAATATAAGTTCGTTTCCTTCAACGGTAAAATTAATCGGAGTTTCTTCGTACCAACTGATTTCATTGACGATCCACTCTGGAATAATAACATGATATTCTCCCGTAATTGGATCGACTTCTATGAACTTAATTTCTTCGCCGGATTTTTTTTTCATATTCGTTATATAAAATCTTTTTTTTCTTTTTTATATAGCGAAATTTTTTTTTATGTGAGTGTTATATTTAACTCGCTTCCGTAACACTTTGTAGGTTAGGGTAGTTATGCGTTTTTATAACCGCGCCCCGCCGGGGACATAACAAACGCCCCCCAATTAACTGCTGATTCACGAACGAAGGCACTGGGGCAGGGTCACCCCCGCACTTCGTCAGAATGAACCTCAGCGAACTGTGCCGCCCATACGGTGGCAGGGATGCCCACGGGGTAAACCATAGCGGGATTCTCATTCCAGGCGCTGCCGTCGTTACGGTAGGAGACCCACACGGTCTGGCGGTCCTTGAGGCGGGTGGCAGGGGAGAGGCGCATCGGAGGCGGTTGGTTGAACTGGGTTAATTGTAGCACGTAACGGGGCAGGGGGGGTCAATCCCCCATCGCTTCCTTCAATGCCTCAAACGCTGCCATCCAATGGGCGGCGTCGGCGTGTTTGCCAGCAAGGCGCTCATCCACGGCAAAGCACAGCACGGCGGTTCGGATGGTGCCCCAAGTCCCGTCGGGCAGGGTGAGGGTGGTAAGGTTCTCAGCGTTCCAGGGGGAGGCGGTCATGAGAGGCGGTTGGTTGAACTGGGTTAATTGTAGCACGTCGGGGGGCGGGGTCAGACCATATGGTCCGCCAGACCCCAGTTAATCACAATCAGGTCGGGGTTCAGGCGAGCGCAGGTGTCCCATGCCTGCTGGGCGGTTTCTGCCATGTAGGACAGGGTGACCTGCCGACGCTGGCGAGTGTGGAAACCGGTGAACAGGAAACTGGATTCGGTCATGGGGGGGGGTGTCGGTTGAGAGTATTGTAGCACGTAACGGGGGGTCAGCGCCCGTCAGTGTAGTCTCCGATGATGACCCCGTTGCAGCGGACCTGAGCGTACCCGTACTCTTCAGACAGATCCAGGCAGAGGTCCCATGCACGGTCGGCATCGGTGGTAGTGTTCTCCCAGGGAGCGGCGGGGCAGATCACGTCAAGGCGGGTCATTTGGTTCGTTTGCTTTGGTTCCCTTAGTATAGGGGGTCAGAACCCCCCCAAGCGGAAACCCTGTGCCAGTGGTTTGACTGGCACAGGGCAGAGGGCAGTTATCTATTAGAATTGAATTTCACTCAGAGTAGGAGCAGCAGCGGAATCAGAACCGCCACTGTCAGAAACCCCATCAGCAATTGAATCAAGAATTTGGAGAATTTGCTCACCATTGGAACCTTGGCGAAGGAGTGAGAGAATGACATCGCGGGACATTTGAGTATACATTAGAGAGTGTAATTTGGTGGGTTTAAAGTCATCACCAGGACTCCAATTCATCGACCCATTGGCATATGCAGCAGGCGGAAGTCATCCTCTATCCATGAGAAATAAACCCAGATTTTGTCAACGAATTTTGTAGTCTTCTTCAGGTAATATTTGTCGGAGGGTGAGAGTTTGCGGTAAACTTTGCCGTTGCTGATGTGAATCGTTTTCATTGGAGTTTGTGATGAGTGAGTTAGATTCAGAAGTCGAAAACGTCGCCGTTGATTTCTGCGCGATTGACTTTAGGGTCGTTCCACTTCACACCGTCAGG